GACGAAAATTTAACGACAGGCTATCTATGAACCAGCTACCTCGCCGTGCGCTTTCGCGTTATGGTCTGACTTTTCAGGGAAATATCCTTTCAGTAAACTGTCAGTGCCGGATGCTCACCCGTGTCCGGCGCAAGCACTCCACCTCACCCGTGGAGAACTCCTTAATTACCAACCTTAGCTTCGTTGGTTAGCTATTAACGCGGGTATGTAATCATTCTGGCAATGGTTAATGCCGCTGCTTTTTCCAGATTGGTGATATCCTGCTCCAGAGAGGACAGATTTTCAGCCTGCTTAGCCCTGACTTCATTAGCCCATTTCAGATCCTGCGCTGCATTAATTTTCTGGTGCATCCACTCATAAAGTTCATCATTGGTATAGTCTGGCGCGATGATGACGGGTTCTCGTTTCTGCATACTGATTCCTCGCGGTGCTGTTTCGCTTATCAGCCATTAGATTTTGCCGAACTGGAAAGCACCTGTTTAAATTCGTTGAAGCTGTGAGCTTCTTCGCCTTCGGCAAGGCCTTCGAAGTATTCTTCGTAAGCCTTTTCCATGATTGTGTCGAAATCCATATCACCCACCTGAATTTCTTTCCAGCCAGCGACGCGCTCCAGATTCGGTTTTAAACGTTTTGCTTTTGGTATACGTCATTGCGGTGAACGTACCGTCCTGGTTGGGGAACACGCCACATACCAGAGATTCGCTGTTGCCAAGATCGATAGTATCCATGCTGACCTCATTTCCCCTTAACGCCGGGGTAGCGGAACAAAAACCTGCTGCATAGTTATTAAAGTTGAACCCTGCCGTCATGTTCTTACGCCTCGGGCTGGCTACTTAACCCCTGACCACTGCCTGGTAACTCGAGGTATTGCCCTGTATTGTGTGGGACGGGATGGGTTGGTATGGGAAAACTATAGGAAATGCCTAATTACTTGTCAATAGGCTATGCCTAATAATTTGGGCGCAACCTAATAGGTGATGGTTTGTGGAAGAGGTAGTAGGAGTTAACTAACGGGAACTAGGAATTTCCCGTCGGACCATATAAGTTTAAGTTCCTGTCTTGGTGATGTTCTGGCTTTTCCGTTTTGATTCTTGATTTTTCAGATAGTTAGCTACCTTCATTTCCATTGCGGCAATGTAGGCGCGAACGTCATGATCAACCCAACTAGGCTCCGTAGCATTTCCAGATAAGATGAAAGCCACAATTGCTCTTTTTTCATCAGAGGCGGCTTGATAAAGGCTGTTTATGTCTAAAAGTTCACTTTTTGTATCTGAAGTGGATGGGGTTGGTATGGGGTATTCGTTAAGCCCCCAATGCTCTGGACCAACCACATCAGAAAAGAAACGCCATAGTTCTGGAAGTTTGTCTTTACTTATCGAACCTTTCTTAATCCAGTCATGGATTGATGGTGGTTGGACTTTGAAATGACGTGCGATTTCCGCCTTTGATTTGACGGCTCCTGATGCAATTTTTTTGTTAATGGCCTGCTCTATCGCTCGGCCTAAGTCTTTACCACTAAGCATTGCTTAATAGTCTCCTATGCGTATCGCGTTAGGCAATCCCTACTCTCGATGTGTTAGGCATAGCCTATTGACAATTTCATTAGGCTAAGCCTAATATTGTTGCGTGTTTTTTTGGAGTTCATTCGATGAAAAAAGATAACTATTCATTCAAACGAGCTTGTGCTGTTGTCGGTGGGCAATCAGCAATGGCTAGGCTTTTAGGTGTATCTCCTCCAAGCGTAAATCAATGGATCAAAGGTGTACGTCAGTTACCTGCTGAGAGATGTCCTGCGATTGAACGAGCAACAAAAGGTGGTGTCCTGTGTGAAGAACTTCGTCCTGATGTTGATTGGACATACTTACGACGCTCGTCATGTTATTCGCAGAATATGTCGATGAAGCAACCAAATGACGAAAACGATCATACCCGAAGCATCAAGAGGCAAATGATTCATGAAAATCAAACATGAGCACATCCGCATGGCGATGAATGCCTGGGCATACCCTGATGGTGAGAAAGTTCCTGCAGCTGAAATAGCCCGGACTTATTTCGAACTGGGGATGACGTTCCCTGAACTGTACGACGACAGCCATCCGGAAGCCCTGGCCCGTAATACCCAGAAAATTTTCCGTTGGCTGGATAAAGACACCCCTGATGCTGTTGAAAAAATGCAGGCTCTGTTACCGGCGATCGAAAAGGCGATGCCGCCTTTGCTGGTGGCCCGTATGCGCAGCCACAGTTCTGAATATTACCGTGAGATCGTCGAACGGAGGGATCGGCTGGTGAAGGATGTCGATGATTTTGTTGCGTCAGCGGTTGTTTTGTATGACCAGATGAATCGCGGCGGCCCGGCAGGGAATGCTGTGGTGATGCACTAAAAGCACGGTGTTCGGGGGTTTTATGAGCAGCAAGCTTCATGGTCTTGTCTGGGAAGGGTGCGCCTTCACCGGCATGATCTTATCCAGGGTGGCGGTTATGGCCCGTCTTGCAGACTACAGCAATGACGAGGGCGTGTCATGGCCTGCCATTGAAACTATCCGGCGTCAGATCGGTGCAAGAAGTGAATCCACAGTGAAATCGGCTATTGCAGAACTGGCGAAAGAGGGCTGGCTGACGAAGGAAGAGCGTAAGGTCGGTGGGCGTAATGTAAGCAATATCTATCGGCTTAATGTGGAAAAACTCGAAGCAGCTGCGGCGGCGGCGCGTGAGTCATATAAACCGAAAAGAAAAATTAGCCCGGCAAAAAATGACCCGTTAACAGTTGACCCGTCAAATATTGACCCCTCAACGGTTGACCCGTCAAATTTTGATGGATCAACTGTTGATAAAAAACTGCCGATTAGGGGGCCGATGATTGACCCCGATCCGTCAGTATTAAAACCTGATCCGTCAGATAAAAGATCTTCTTGTCCGGACGCTTCGCAACCGGACCCGCAGACGGCTGAACAGGATTTTTTAACCCGACACCCTGACGCGGTTGTGTTCAGTGCGAAAAAACGCCAGTGGGGAAGTCAGGAAGATTTGGTGTGCGCACAGTGGATCTGGGGACGAATCGTGAGTCTTTACGAGCAGGCGGCCAGCTATGATGGCGAGATCACTAGACCGAAAGAACCCAACTGGACAGCATGGGCCAATGACGTTCGCACAATGCGGATGCTGGATGGCAGAACTCACAGACAAATTTGTGAAATGTTTGGGCGTCTCCAGCGGGATTCGTTCTGGGTAAAAAACATCATGAGTCCGGCAAAACTCCGGGAAAAATGGGATGAACTGGTTATCCGCCTGGGGCGTATGCCTGCGCAGCGTTGCGTGAATCACATTTCTGAACCGGACACTGAAATTCCGCCGGGCTTCAGGGGGTAAGTGTTAATTTCTGGTCATGAGGTAATTTTCAGGAGGGCTTGTGGCAAAAGTTTTTACACAAGAAGAGCGGGAAAAAATTAAAGGGCAGGTTGTTGAACTCGTACGCCAGAGTGGGCGCGAGACGTTACGACAACTGGAAACTAAAACTGGGGCAACAAGATATCTGATGAGCGTTCTGGCCAGAGAGCTGGTTGCCAGTGGCGATGTATACAACTCTGGTTACGGGTTATTCCCGTCTGAACAGGCGCGTAAGGACTGGCAAAATGCCCGTAAAAAGCTCTCAAGGGCAAAGCCGAAGAAACCATCTGCGGTTGATCCGGACCTTATCTGGTCATTACCAGATGGCGAAATACGCCGCTACGACAGGCGTCTGAACATAATCTGTCTCGAGTGCCGGAAGAGCGAAGTTATGCAGCGCGTACTGGCGTTTTATCAGGGGAATTTTGAGGAGGTGGTGCGGTGAGTGAATCAAAATGCCAGGTTAATGGCAACAAGATAGAACCATGTGCAGCACTGGCAAAGTCCCTTGAGCATGATGCTGAATACACGATGCGAAAAGGTCTGCTGATATACAAAATCTGGAATGAGAGTTTAACTCGCGGTCCTGATTTTGTGATGTTGCGTTCCGGTGAATTTTCTAAATTACCAGTTCGGGTTTCATTTTGTCCGTTCTGTGGTGAAAGTCTGAAAACGTGGGAGAACAGAAATGAATGAAATCAAAGAAATACCAGTAGTACGTGATGAATATGGCTGCTGGACGCATCCTGAATATGAAAAATTCTGTGACGGTCGGGAATATATTTCAACGGAAGAGTTTAACGCCTGGATGGAGGAAAATAATCTTCAATACGTCCTCTGCTTCAGAGATGAAGGATGTGCTGACCTTGATGCGTGTGATGCTGATATTTCTGCATGGGAACCGGAACGACCAGAGGGCAATGGATGGTTTATTGGTTCAATACATGACACCGAAGATGGCCCGGTTTGTGTATGGCTGAGAAATAAGGCCGAAGCATAAAGGCTATAAACCGACTAACAACTAAATACTGAAGATTTAAATCAGAAACGATTTTTATTAAATCCTTAACCGGAGGGATTCCTGCACCCTCAAATCATCAGGAGGCCGCCCGAAAGGGCGGTGGAGATAATAATGGGAATAACTAAAGAACGATTGTTGGAAATAGCAAACCTTAGTGATTGGGCATTAAGTGATGAGAGAATTGTTTCTCCTCATGCTTATGAGTCAGTTACAAGTATAGAAATAACAACAATGGCTAGAATGCTGCTTGGTTATTTCAAAATAGAAAATAAAAAACAGATGGATAGTAATGTTGATATATGTGAGATTTTAGACGATTGGGGGGCTTGGGTTGTGGCTGGTAATAGTTCTATTGATTGGCAGGAAATAGCTGATAAATATAAAAATGTTGTTCCTCATGGTAAAAAATCACGTCGTCAGTGCAGCAATGATGAAGGGCGAATTATTGACATTAGTATCCTTATGTTAGAAAGATATAAGCAACAAGAATATGAGTTAATTGTTGCTCATTTCGTGATTGGTTTATCTCTTCGTGCTATTGCAAAGCAACAAGGATGTTCAGATGGAACAATTCGTAAAAGATTGCAAAAAGCCTTAGGTTTTTTGACTGGATATATAGCAATTACCAGTTAAGAGTCAGCGGTTTTTTTACCAGTGTAATGGTATAAGGATACTCCCATGTGTCTTACATGATATGGAAGCGCTGTTGCTGGATGCTTTGTGATACTCTTAAAGCGGAGGGGAGAGCCTTCCGCTTCAATTTCTGCGTCCGAAACGGTCGTAGAGAAAAATTCTTTCCATTCATTGAATTTTACTGCTGATTTGTCAGACTTTATATAAATTAGAATTCCTCCATGATCGTCACGTGACGTACCCGTGCCGTAACGTTCGGTTAGCTGAATCCAGCCATTATGAATAGATTTGGGGCCTCTCCATAATTTTGCTTCACCGATCCATTCGAATTTTCCGAATTGATGTTTAACTAATAAATCAACGTGACCGCCATGTTGAGTATCATGTTCAACATCATAAAACCTACCTTTCAGGAAATTTTTGATCGACGCTGTTAGCTCGTCCTCTCCCCACTTAGCATCTTGATAGAAGTGTTTGTCATTTTCTAAATTCTGAATAGCGTCGTCTAAATCTTCATAGAGTTGCTTTACAAAAATATTTTTGTCTGCAGCTAATTTTCTTTGAACCATTCCCCTAAATTCAGGATCCATTCTAATTAATGATTGAAGGTCTGCAGTACAGATGTTTACATCACTCATGCAGACTCTCCAAAAGACTCGAAGGAGTAAAGTATGGATAAAGATACTGGCTAAAATTATCAACCAATTCGCCAGTTTCTGGATGGTAAAAACTTCCTGTGTCTAAAGCATAGGAAATAAGATCATCTTCAACTGGTATTGGTTCTTCCGTTAAATTATCAATGTATTGAAAATGCATATCCAATAGATGTGCTTTATAGCTAGATAAATAATCAGTTGCTTTTATTAGCAGGATATAGTCATCTTTCGTATCAGTTAGATAGGTTAAACCATTGATAAGGGTTTTGTATGTAAAGTGATTGATATTTTTAGCATCTTTACTAACCAGAAAAAGAAAAAGATCACGACACACACTGCGAACAGGATCATTAAAATCCTGCTCTATTTGCGTGATAATGTCGTGATATATACTCTTTTTCATTTATGGCCTGATGATCTCGCTCTTCTTTTCTCTTCACAGGACTTAACAGAATCCAATATTTTTTCAACAATAAATATAATCGAATCAATGTTGTTACAGTTCTTCGCAATTGCTTCATGCAACCTAATTCTAGGATTATCAAGCATTGTCCTTTTTCCTGGTAATATTAACTCTACTGATAAAATATGTGAAGAACTTTGTGGTAAATCCCAAATTTTTCCCAACTTAAACTTTGTCAATATTGGGCTTGCGGACTCTCCACTATGATGGTAAACATCTTGACGCAAACACTTTTGACTTGGTTTGAGTTTTAAAGAACTTGTATTGCCATCTGAGGTGATAAAAGATACATGAGAAATTCTGCCATCTACTTTTTCGTAAAGATCTTGTATTGAACCAAATAATTCAAGAGGATTGTTTAAAATAACGCCAGCTTCTTTTTTTATAAATTTAGCCACAAGGTATTGTTGAGGCTGTGATTCACTTCTTGGAAGGATAGATAAATCAATCGTAAGAATTAATATTTTTTCTGCAGGCATTAGCATGATGGTATTAAAGCATTGCGTGACTTGGCGTGTTTTGCATTTTATTTCTCCACCATTAGCACGTAATTCCATACCCGCATCGCTAAGATGTGTTGGGTCAAGCTCTATCACTTCAGTGTAATACGCTTTGGATAAAAAAACAGCAGTGTCAATTTGTTTATCACGAATGATATCTTGACGTAGTTCAGCAAAATGCAGCTCAGTATCAGCAACTAACAGCTCCTCTCTGGATAAAGGAGTTGGGTATTTTTCTGAGAAGGGGCTATTGTCCTTTTTCTGATTTGTGAAAATTGTTTGTAATTTTGCTACGTCTTCATCGGTGATTCTATAAATAGAAAGTAATCGATTCCCGCTAAAAATTAAACCTTTCCAGAAATCGTCGATTCTGTCTTTTAGGTCGGGATTATGCTGAACTACACTATTTACACGTTCAATAAAAAGGGGTAATCCTTGGGCCGTTACACCCAGTGATGAACCAAGAAGCTTACGGGTGTTGCGCCAGCCAAAGCGTGAATTGATGTTTTTTACTGTTTGCTCAAGCATTAACACTTCCTTAATTTTCCCTTAACAATTTAGGGTGCTAAACTTTTTTGCGCAGTTTACATAAAAAAATAGTGCGTACGCAAAAACTATCTAACATGATGAGCTTTAACCGGGAAATTTGTATATGTTGTGAGCATAAAGTTGGCTGAGAAATCTAAAACGGGTAGAATGACTGCGGGTGCTTGAGGCTATCTGTCTCAGGCATGAACACCAAAAGGCAGACAGAGAAAAGCCCCAGTTAACATTACGCGTCCGGCAAGACGCTTAACATTAATCTGAGGCCATATCTATGCTCTACACACGTAGGTTAGCCTCTTACGTGCCGAAAGGCAAGGAGAAGCAGGCTATGAAGCAGCAAAAGGCGATGTTAATCGCCCTGATCGTCATCTGTTTAACCGTCATAGTGACGGCACTGGTAACGAGGAAAGACCTCTGCGAGGTACGAATCCGAACCGGCCAGACGGAGGTCGCTGTCTTCACAGCTTACGAACCTGAGGAGTAAGAGACCAGGCGGGGGAGAAATCCCTCGCCACCTCTGATGAATCAGGCATCCTCAACGCACCCGCACTTAACCCGCTTCGGCGGGTTTTGTTTTTTCCTGGCATTCTGGTTTACAATTCGCACGCCAGCCTGAACAACTGGCACCTGCTGCGCCAGCAGAGACAACCGATGGCGCACGATACCAAATTACACAATTCTGATGATTCTGCCGTCTTTGCCAGCAGGCACGGGCGGCGTTCCCGCACTTTCAAATCTGACTGGTTCCAGCATCCCCCATGCACTGAAGAACAGGCCGAGTGGCTAATTCAGTGCTACCGCAGACACGGATACGAGATTAAGAAAGCCCTCAGCCTCGATTATCGTCACTGGATAATCTCCGTCAGGCTTCCTTACTCCGAGCGCCTACCGCGTCCGTCCCGCACATTCCAGCAACGCATCTGGAGGTAACGTGCGGGTATTACTTCGACCTGTTCTGGTACCGGAACTCGGGCTGGTGATCGTTAAGCCGGGCCGTGAATCCATGCCGGTATTCCACAATACCCGGGTACTGGTGGAGCCGGAACCGAAAAGCATGCGTAATCTGCCGTCCGGGGTTGTTCCTGCCGTTCACCAGCCGCTAGTGGAAGACAAAACATTGCTGCCGTTTTTCAGTAACGCACGGGTGATTCGTGCTGCTGGTGGTGCTGGTGCATTGTCTGACTGGCTGTTGCGCCATATTAAATCCTGCCAGTGGCCACACGGCGATTATCATCACAGCGAAACCGTCATTCACCGTTATGGTACCGGCGCAATGGTGTTGTGCTGGCACTGCGACAACCAGCTGCGTGACCAGACATCCGAATCACTCGAGCAACTTGCTCATCAAAACCTGTCAGCATGGATGATTGACGTCATCGGTCACGCAATAAGCGGTACGCAGGAGCGTGAATTATCTCTGGCTGAATTATCCTGGTGGGCGGTCTGCAATCAGGTGGCGGACGCGCTTCCGGAGGCAGTATTACGTCGTTCTCTGGGGTTACGTGCGGAAAAAATCCGCCCCTTGTACCGCGAAAGCGACATCGTACCGGGAGAGCAGACCGCCATCAGCATACTGAAACAGCGCACAAAAAATCTTGCGCCGCTGCCTCACGCCCACCAGCAACAGAACCCACCACAGGAAAAGACGGTGGTCAGCATTGCCGTTGATCCTGAGCCTCCGGAATCTTTCATGAAACGACCTAAACGTCGCCGCTGGGTTAACGAGAAATACACACGCTGGGTGAAGACTCAGCCGTGTGCGTGTTGTGGTAAGCCAGCCGACGATCCCCATCACCTGATTGGTCATGGTCAGGGCGGAATGGGGACAAAATCTCACGATATTTTCACGCTACCGCTGTGTCGGGAGCATCACAACGAGCTTCATGCGGATCCGCTGGCGTTCGAAGAAAAGCATGGCTCTCAGGTTGATTTAATTTTTCGTTTTCTTGATCACGCCTTTGCAACTGGCGTGCTCGGGTAAAAGAGGTGACTGATGCTCATAGATTTGGTTTTACCTTACCCGCCAACGGTGAACACCTACTGGCGACGTCGTGGCAGCACATATTTTATCTCGGAGGAGGGAAAGCGTTATCGCCGGGCTGTGGCGCTTATTGTTCGCCAGCAGCGGCTGAAATTAATCCTGTCCGGAAGGCTGGCGATAAAGGTGATTGCAGAGCCACCGGATAAGCGTCGTCGCGACCTGGACAATATCCTGAAAGCACCGCTGGATGCGCTGACGCATGCGGGAGTGTTAATGGACGATGAGCAGTTTGATGAAATCAATATCGTTCGTGGTCAGCCAGTATCTGGTGGACGTCTGGGGGTGAAGATTTACCCCATAATGCTTGAAGGGCAGGTCAAAAAATGAAACTGGAAGATTTACCGAAATACTACTCCCCAAAATCCCTCGGCCTGACTGATGCATCGGCCTCAACGTCGAAAGATACGCTGAGTATCACTGATGTGATGGCCGCGCAGGGCATGACACAGAATTGGGCTGAGATGGGGTTTTCTGCGTTCCTTGGGAAAATGGGCATTAGTATGAATGACAGAGAGCGGGCAACAGAATTGCTGACAGAATATGCACTCAGTCGGTGTGATCGCGTGGCGGCGTTAAGAAAACTCCCGGCAGAAATAAAACCGGCAGTGATGCGTATTATGGCTTCGTATGCGTTTGAAGATTATGCCCGTAGCGCGGCGAGCAAAAAACAGTGCCCCTGTTGTCACGGAAAAAAATTTATTGAAAGCGAGGTTTTTACAAACAAGATCCAGTATCCGGATGGTAAGCCGCCAGTGTGGGCAAAGTGCACAAAAGGCGTGTATCCGTCTTACTGGGAGGAATGGAAAAAAGTCAGGGAGGTGGTAAAAGTTGCCTGTCCGGAGTGTGGAGGGAAGGGGGAGGTTTCCACCGCCTGTAAAGATTGTCGTGGGCGCGGTGTTGCCATTCATCGTGAAGAGTCGGTAAAACGTGGTATGCCTGTTATCAGAGACTGCCAGCGTTGTGGTGGTCGTGGCTATGAAAGATTACCTTCAACGGAGGCATTTAATGCCATATGTAATGTAACCGATGCCATATCTCTTGATACATGGAAAAAAACAGTTAAACGTTTTTACGATACGCTGGTGGTGCAGTTTGATATTGAAGAAGCATGGGCAGAACAACAACTGAAAAAGGTGACCAGATAGCTTTGTTGATTTTTCCCGAATCTGTGGTAAATTTGCCCTAACGATGGGCGTTTTATGCCTGACGTTAGAAGATTTTTTACACCCGTCGCCAGGCGGGTTTTTTTATGACTGAAATCACGCCAGTACAGTAAACGCGCTGGTGGTTGTGAATACCGGTCTTTCAGCTTGCTGGCTTTTTCGACAAGAGTTATTGGTGTGTCACGTTAACCGGAAAAAGGAAAGTTTGAGAAACGCGATCTGGCACAGGCGGTTATTAATGCTGCCTACCTGGTGGCCTGTGCAGATGGTGAATGTGAGGCTTCCTAGAAAGCGAAGATCGAACAGGTACTGCGTAATCAGCCTGCGCTGTCCGCGTTTACGTCAGAAATTAATGCGATTAGCGCAACCATTATCGGTCAGCTGGATACGAACTTTAAAATTGGTCGTCGTGCGGCGTTACGTGAGATCGAGGATGTGAAACACGATACGCGTGAAGCGGAAGATGTGCTGGATGTGGCGGTGGCCATTGCGGAGGCAGACGGCGAAATTGAGCCGGAAGAGCGCAAGGTGCTGGAAGAGATTGCCGGTGTTCTGGGTCTTCGTCTGGAGAATCACCTGTGACGGTAAAACTGCGCCTGGCTGTGGCTGCACTCCTGCTGTTTCTGGTGGTGATGGTGGATTTCACCAGCAGAATCATGTCGGTGCTGGCGGATGGGGTGCTGGTCTGCGGCATTGTGGTATTGCTGTGGCCGGTGATAAAAAGAAACAGCCTGCATAATGCTTGATTTTTTTGTTTGCTGTTTATTAAAAACACTTCTGCATGGTGAATCCCCCTGTGCGGAGGGGCGACTGGTGTGGGTAGCATTTATTATGTTATAGGCAAGCCGACGCGGGTTCAGTGACACCGGCTGAATTCACCGGGAGGCACCCGGCACCATGCTTTGCCACAAAAGTGTTATTTCTGTTTTTCTCAAACTATCATCGTTATCCCTTTATTTCCGGCTGCGCATGGCGCGGCCTTTTTTTTACGACCAGCCACTGGCAGATGTTCATCCTGCGATTTGATTCCGGCTTTTTAACTCTGTTCCTCTACACGGGAGAAATTCGATGTCGATTAAACATTATGATGTTGTCAGGGCGGCGTCGCCGTCAGACCTTGCGGAAAAGCTGACACACAAACTGAAAGAGGGCTGGCAGCCATA